CGTAGTTCCTCCATTCTGCACTATATTGTACCAAGTGCAGCAGCAGGCATAGCAGCAAGAACAACCACCATGACCGCCTTCTGCACAAAAATTAGTTAATCCAAATCCTGTAATAAAAGTTTTTCCACCTTGTTGACCACAAGTATTACCATCTCTGCCATTTCCAGGTTGAGCAACGTCAATAGAATAACAGCACCCTTGAATACTAGAAGTAGTTCCAGAAAGAGTACCTCTTATTCTTTTTACAGCATATGCCCCAGAACCACCTGGAATTGCCCTTCCACAGCAGCAACTAGAACCTCCGCCGCCGCCAGCTCCCCAGATTTCAAAAATTACATCCGAGACCCCAGCAGGAACGCACCAAGCTTGATATGCATAGTAATCAAAACTTGTATCATAACCTTGACAAGTAGCTCCATGGAGAGCAGAGATATACTGAACGCAGCGCCCTGGAGATGGGTATGGTGGCAACTTAGAAAAAGCATCTGGTGCAGAAGCAGATGCCAGAGAGCTCTCTGTCACGATACCTAGGAGTGTTCTTAAACTAGCCATTTGTACTTCCTTTATTAAACGTATTTAGTTACAGAAATGATACGCACAATTTTGATTTAATCCAATCCAGCAGGAACAATATGTAATTCTAATTAAACCTCCACCCCCTCGCCATCCATAACAACATCCACCAGCACAACTAGTTGATGAAGGAGATCCAACGCCAGGCAAAGTATTATTACAGTTCATATTATATGCATACGGAGTCGTTCCCTGACAATATGTATAGTCATTAATACAAGAATTGCCCATATTTTTTGACATTATGTGACCACCTAGATCATCAATCAGTTTTGCTGGATATGCTAAACCTATTTTAGCATTACAATTATTTGATGTATTATATATTCTAAAGAATCCTGGTCTACCAGGAATTATGCAATCTCCACCAAATCCACAGGAACAATTAGCAGTTGGACTATAACCACCAGCACCAGTAAAGTAAACTCTATCTTGACATCTAAATTCAGTAGACCAAAAAGCATAACAGCAAGTTTTGCCTGGTAATCCACCTTCTGCACAAAGATTAGATATTGCTGGACCAGTAATATAAGTTTTACACCCCTGAATACCTACACAACACGCAGAACAACATGTTGGTGGAGCAACAAACAATGCATAACGACACCCACCTTGCCATCCAGAATCTCCGCATGTAGTAATTGTTTTTCTTACATACGCTCCAGATCCTCCTGGTATCCCTTGCTGACAGCAGCAACCGCCAGCTCCAGATCCCCCGCCACCCCATAACTCAAATGTTATCTGAGTCGTTCCACAAGGAACACACCAGTTCAGTAAACAATATTCATGATAGTTTGCTTCACAGTTGTTTAGATTACAATATGGATGGAAAACAAATTGCTTGCCATCTCTTACTCTACTTAAAGACCCTACCTCACCAGCAGTAGTTAAAAGTGTAGATCCAAATTCTTTTCCTAATAACCCTCTTAGATTAGCCATTTCTTTACAAATCCTCTTTATTGTTTACAGAATACTGAAATTTTAACTAATCCATATGCACCCTCGCTACCACAGCAGCAACCACCGCCATACGTATCTGAACCCATAGCGCCCATACCAGGAGGACCATTTCTAAAACAATCACTACTTAATCCACCATTATTGCCAGTTAACCACAGTGTTTCTGTTCTGCCGCAAGAAGCCATCGTGTGATATCTAATTGTAGACCACGTTCCCATTCTTGCATCTTGATTTGGTGCAGAAGGAGCAAATCTCTTCATCCAGCACCAGTTTCCACAATCTTGGCAATCTGATTGGTTGTAACCTCCCAAATTTCCCCAGTAATCCTTTCCTTCAGCATTACAACACGCTCTTATTTCACGACAGCAAGAATATTTGTCTGTTTGCCATCTATTCCATGGTTCTCCAACCATCCAGTTTAATCTAGTTTGACATGCACCAGCATAAAACGCATGACCAAAACAGCAACTATATCCAGTGCATCCACCACAGGCACAGAAGGCATCTAATCCTGGACCAATAATAAATGTCTTACAACCATCATATCCACCGTTTCCTGGGTGTCTGCAAGTCCCTGACGCAACACAGATGTCATAGCAACAACAATCCAGTTGATTAACCCCTCGATCTGCTGCACAGACAGTACATTGTTGATATTGTCCAGAAGCTCCTGGCCAACTTGTCATACAGCAGCAAGAACCCCCGCCGCCGCCACCGCCGCCCCAAATTTCAAACTTAACCTTACAAACACATTTTGCTGGAACGCACCACGTAAGATATTGTCTGTGATACTCATAACTATTGTCAAAAGTCCAACAGTGACCACCTCTAAACCAAATTTGGTGAGAATTTACTTCACCATAAAATGTGGGGGAAGGTACTGAATTAACATCTGCAGCATCTAAAAGATTTCTTAAACTGGACATCTAATTATACCTATGTATTAGTTACTAAGAATAGACCAACCGTAAGCAGAACCAGTATAAATTAATTCAAGTGATGCATTTTTAATATCAAAATCCAAATCTTCTGCTAAATTAGCAATCTTGTTGCCATTCCTCAAAACTACAGCTTTATTAACACCACAGTTACCAGCAGCATCAATAAGATTGATACGATCACCAATGCTAGGGTTTGCTGGTAAGGTAATATTAAACGAGGCAGATGTTGTATCAATTAACAAGATTTGATTAGCTAACGCAGTATGTGCTGTTGTTAGTGCTACCGATACCTTTGTTTCAGTTATTTCTGAAAGTGAACGTCCCATTGACTTTAATCTCCTTTATTAGTATTTATCAAATAGTTGATTCTTCTACGCCATAAACGGAGATGCTTACACCAGCAGTATCCGCAAAAGCAACAATTCTTTTTGTTGCCTGTAGGGCAATACCAGTTCTTTCAAGAACTCCAAAACCAGCAATCTTAGCATTGTATTCAATATACTCTGCGGCAGTTGGGGTAGCAGCTGCTGCAAGAGCAATCCTAACATTTACAGGTGTAGCGTTTGTATTAACAACGTTAAAATTTACATAAGCTACAACATCTGCAGGCACAGTAAAAATTGTTGTTAGTGCGTTGGCAGTTAATGAGGTTTGTGTCCCCAAAATTCCAGAAGCCATTTAATATTCTCCTTGATAATCCGTTTGTTTATTAGTATTTATAAATGAGGGGAGTTAAATACTCCCCAATCAATCAGGCGCCACCAGCCCAGAAGGTAAATCCTTTTGTTTTGGTTTTCTTGTCTATGTATGTTTTCACAGCTTTTTGTGTAGGAACTTTGGTGTTGCTATTAGCAGATAAAGTCGTATCAGAAGAAAATTCACTAATACTTTCTCCAAGTTGAGCACCAATTGAACCAAGTCGTAGAGATGACAGACCAGACAAATCGAATGAAGATGCGTTCAAAGTTGTACTACCAGTTGCCTGATTAACCTTAAAGTAACGACCAACGGTAAAGTTGCCATCTTGATCTGTTGATACAAAGAATACACGACCTGGGAATTGCTCAGTAACTTCGTTACCTTGAGCTGCCGCTACAAGAGGCAATCCAGGGAAATTGGTTGTAGTTTTCCCACCAGTTCCAATATTCAAGAAATCGTGACCAGTTAATCTTACTTGAGAATACAAGTATCTAATCTTAAAACTTTGTGTATCAAATGTTGGTGTTGGTTTTGTTTGAGTTAGAACAACTAAAACACTTCCTGTAGTGTCGGTAGCTACATTAGTTACTTGCATAAACTCGTTATCTAATTTGACAAAATCAGTAACTAAGACACCATTTGAAGATACTACTCTAATTGTTGACGATGTTGGAGTCATATCACCAAGAGTTGTTGTCTGATTTGGAACTTTAATTTGGATTGCTCTCGCGGTTGCACCAGAAGCATGAACAGCAGCTGTTGTTCCTTCCTGACCTCGTAATACTACAATTGACGTAGCAGTTGGGAACGAATCTACTTTCATCATTTCGTTGTTTACAATTATAAAACCTCCAACCGTAATTCCTGTAATTGAAGTAACAAAAATGGTAGATTCAGAAGCGGAATTAATTGCAGCAGTTAAAGTTGTTGTAGTTCCTGTTTGATATCTAGTCAAACTTGAGAGTCCATCATGAGATGCAGCAGTGGAACCTAATAAACCTCTTGTGATACTGATTGTTCCTCTTCCAATTGGTGCTTTATAAGAAGAGTTTGCAACAACAAATGTAAATGGTTCTTCACCTAAACCACCAGGACCAGTAATAAATTCAATTGAACCACCTGCTTTTGGAGCTGCGCCCAACCCTTTTATAGATAGTGTGAATCCTGATTGTCCTTGGTTTGCTGTAGCATTGTTGACCAAGGTAGCTGTTGCGGATGTAGTTTGACCAATAATCCCTTCATTTTGAGCAAAGGTTCCCTTCAAAGGTCTGTAAAGAATTTTTTGGTTTGATGCTTGCCAACTAACAATTTCTCCAATTGCGCCAGAAGTTAATCCAGTAATTCTTTCGTCAGTATCAAAATTACCTACAAGAGAAGCTGTAATATAATTTAATTCTTTACCATCGATTTGTCCATCTAAAGTTGCCTCGTTAGTATTAAATCCAGAGGAAACAATAGCGTAAGTACCCCAAGAAGAGTTGCCTGCAAGAGATCTAATAGCTCCTCCACGAGTTGCAGCATAAGAAATGTGAGCATAATAAGTGAAGGAAGATACAATTTCTGAATTACCATTATTTGTAATCCAGAATCCTACGCCACCCTGCTCATGAATTTGGGTAAACGAGTCAAACAACATAGATTTGTTTGATTTGGTTGCAGTCCCATCCCATTTTGCATGAACATCGCCGTCAACAATAGCACCAACACCAGTATTTGAAAATGCAGAACACTGAGAAATATATGGCGATTTTGTTGTTGGGGAGTTTGGATATAGTCGTAAAAATACGCCCTTAATAGTAGCGGTGTTCATGTCTTTTGGATCAGTTGTTGATGGAACAAATCCGTTCATTCCATCCATAACTAGATCTTTGAGCATTGTTTTGTTGCTCATAAAGAACATGGTAGAATTTTCATTTGTAATTGGTTCAACGGCAGTGATTGTAGTATCAACAACACCAGTTTCATATGTATCACTAGTTGTCCATGCTCCACCAGTTAATGGTTTAATAATAATTTGAGCACCACCAGCTTCAACATCTAAAATCATGGCAGTTTTTGCTACGCCGCCACCTGCTGAAATAACATCTCCCAATACTCTATATTGTGCTGCTGGAGTTGTTCCTAAAGTAAGCCTTACGGTTGAACTGTTTCCAGTTTTGGGTTTAATGACAGATGTTCTTATGTTATCACCAACAATAGAAACATTGTCTGGTATAATAATAGGAAGAGTTTCAAAGTAAGTTCCTGCTTTAACGTAAATTGTTGCAGGACCAGTAATGTTATCACAGGCATGTCTTAAAGATGCCCATGCGCCAGTAATATTTTCCCCATCGTTCAAATCGCTTCCGTTTGTAGTTACATAGTAAACGGGGTCTGTTTTGTTATTATCTTTCCATTCGGGATAACCAGCAGAAGAAACAGTTAGGGTTTGACCTACTGTACCGATCGGCAATCTTGCTGGACCAGATCCACTTTGATAGACAGTATCACCAGCAGATGTCAATACGTTTGTTTGAGCACCTTGAGCGAGAGAATTCCAATATGTTCCAGTAGTATCAAGTTCTGGTGGATCATTTGTAGAAGTTGCTACGTTAATGTAACTATTACTATTTCTTGAAATAGCATCTCCAGGTTGATACAGCGTACCAGAATTCCAAGTTCCTTTCCAAGTAAATCCACCTACAATAAAACTCCAAGTAGTTGGACTTGAGGAAGGAAGAGTACCAGAGTTGGTAATATTTGCAACATAAGAGTTGCCGCCAAGTAGTACAACATCTCCAGGTTTGTAGTTGGTCCCAACATCCCAAGTACCAACAACTTTAAAACCTGTAGTTAAAATTTCCCAATCAGTAATTAAATTTAGATTGGGAGCTTTATTTGTGTTGATTGATTTTGAAACATAACTGTAACCACCATGAGTTACAATATCTCCTGGTTGAAATTCGCTTGTAGCATTCCAAGTATCTTCAAACCTCAATCCGTCTAAGTATGAAGCAAAGTTTGCCTCTACAAAAGTTGCGGCAGATGTATGAGGAACGATTGTTCTATAAAGAATGTTACCATACTTTACAATATCGTTTAGTTTATAGAAAGTAGATGCCGCCCAATTTCCTTTATTGTAAATGCCCTCCGTATGTAATGACCATTTACTGGCATCGTTGGAATACCAAAAAGTTTGGTTGGATACGGATGTGTGATTTGAAATACACACGTAAGTGTTGGCGCCAAACTTTACAATGTCATCAATGACATATGCTGTATTGACTACCCAATCACCTCTCCAATTAAATTTTAATCTACCTAATCTGAAATCTGCCATTTTCGTTCCTTATTATTTGGGACCTGCTGAGGTGTGATTATATGCTTCGTTGAAGCGAATAACAAAATAACCATCATCATCAATAAAATATGTCACTTTACGACTATCAAACCTGTACTGTTGATATTTATCTTGTGGATGATTGTAAAATGATTTTTCCTCTGTAGTTTCTTCTACATAATCGTAAACACCAGTTGCAATATCTAAGTAGGGTGTGCCGTCTAACCTATAAAAATCCGCAACTTCGTTAGTAATACTTCTGATATTTGTATACACCAACATACCATCAGCATCTCTACGAAGAGCGTGGATGGTAAAATCATTACCCAGAGTATAGTTATTAGCAGCGAATCCAGATTCAGTTGATCCAGATCTAAAACTATCGCTTATATACATTGTCATATGAGTACCCTCCAGTAATTTCCATCCCAGATTAATTGAACTCGTGCTCCCTTCAAGTCAAATATTAATGGCGAACTAACAACTTGGAAAGTGTTTTGAAACTGTCTATTAATAGGATCAACGATTGTAACATTATTTATATCCCAAGTAAAAGCAGTATCAACAAATTCCACAGTGTCTCCAGGTTTTGGAACGAGTTGATTATTATACAAAGGTAATGTCAATGTTAATGGACCACCAGAAGTATCAACCAAATATCTTAAACTGGTTCCTAATACTTGTGATGTATTAATGTACTGCCACCTTGCTCTAAAAACATCAAATCCTCCAGTAGTTGACCCGTCATGAATGACGGCCATCTTTTTGTCGGTGTCAATTGTAAGTTCACCTTGTGCTCCAGTAAATAGAGCGTGCTCGGCGGTAGTACCCCTTCTAAATTGTACCTGGGTGGTCATATTTCTATAAGATACCAAAAATATTTATAATATCAAACAATCCATCCATATGTTCTTTCTGGGGATGCATGTACTCTTCTATCAATCGATTGACCATTAAGAACCAACACACCAAATCCAATATATTTTTCTGGTGGAGACACTTCTTTAACTCTACCAAAGTTAAATACTCTACCAGAACCACGGTAAATAACGGATGCATTATTTTTAGATTCTCCATAAATTTCAATTGCCCCATTACCAATGTGGGAGAGACCAACAATAGGTTGTTCCGACTTGCTCTGCTTGCGGATGGAACCAGCGCCAACATAGACGTTGGATTCTTTAAGTTGGGCTTCTCCAGAAATATCAATATTTCCAGATCCAATGTAAGGAATTCTAATAAATGCAACACCAGCAGACCCTTGAAGGGTAGTTGTAATTTCTCCAAGATGTGTTTTAGTTTTAGATGATTTGGCAAGACCACCGATTTTAAATAGACCACCTGTTGGGTAAGAAACAGATGCAGATTCTGCCGTTCCTCCAATTGAGAATATAACCCCACTTCCTTTGTAAGGAGTAACAACAAATGTTGCAGCAGATCCAGAAATTTTAATGTTAGTGATAAAGGATTCTGCTGTAGAAACAACTTCTGCTGCTCCAGAAATCGTAGATATAACACCAGAACCAACGTAATTATCAACTTCTACATAATTAGCAGATCCAGATATAGAAATAGTTCCAACAGATTCGTGTGCAAATGTTTCTCTATCAATAGCATTTCCAATTGAGAATAGATTTCCTCTTCCGACATATGCCTTAGAAGTGCTATCTACATCATTACCTGCAAATCTGAATAGATTCTGTGCTTCGCTCGTAGAAACTTGGGTTTCTGGTACGACTGCTGTAGATTCTGATGCACCAGAAACCCCATATAGAATTCCTTTGCCAAAGTAAGATTCGGTATGTCTTTCAACAACAAATCCTTTGAACGAGAAGAGAAGTTGCTCTTCAAGTGGATTGTAAGAGACAGATTCTGCAGCACCAGATAGATTGGAAATAAATCCTGAACCAATGTGGCGTAAGGAGAAGTTGGTTTTGCCAATACCAGATGCCTTAATAAATCCATCTCCACGTTCAAATCTAACGATATGAACATTAGAAACTTCTCCAGTAATATCAAGTTCAACAGTTTTAACTTCCGAATTTGCGATGCGCTCCTGTGCTTTACCAACAAAGGAGAATAGAATTTGTCTTTCATCTGGATTAACAGTGAGAGATTCTGCTGCTCCTTCGACTGCAAATATAGAACCAGATCCAATGTAAGTGTCGGTTTCGCTATAGGAAGTTGTTGTATCAATGTAAATTGTTCCAGATCCATTGAAGTTTGGAATGAATCGTACATCAAAGACATTACCATATACGGTGGTAAATCCAGATCCAATTTCTGAACGACTAATTCTTTCAGATTCTCTAGATCCAGAAATCTGAATATCTGTTGTGATGTCTGGAGGATTGACAGAAGTTGCTTCTGCTGCCCCACCAACAGAGAATATGGAACCAGAACCAATATGGAGTAAGGAGAAGTTAGTTTTTCCAACTCCAAATACATTAATCTCAACAATTGGTTGTTCAGCAAACGTAAGAATTTCTGGAGATGTTGTTCCAGAAATATTGGTAATGAATCCAGAACCAACTTCTCTAAATCCAACAGATTCAACAAGGTCACCAGATAGTTTAATGTCTGTTGTAATCTCGGGTATAACATACCCCACAGATTCTGCAGCACCAGAGATCGCAAAGATTGATCCAGAACCAGCATAAGATTCTGTATTACTTTCAATTACTGTTCCAAATATATCAATTTCAACAGTTGGCTGCTCAGCAAATGTGCGGATTGGAATTTCAATCTCGCCAAATAGTTTAATGTCTGAGAGACCATCATAATTTCCATAAGAGAACGATTCTGATGCAAATCCAGAGAATTTAAGATCTGTCGTTTGATCTGGAGGATTGACTCCGAAAGATTCTGCTGCACCATCAAAGGCAAATAGTGTGCCAAATCCGTTCCAATTTGGTACGAAACGCTCTCCTGCTTGCCCAGAAACAAATATTCTGACAGTAGATTGTTCTGCAAATGTAAGGATTGGGGTGGCATCTTCTCCAAGTATTCGTAGAGAAGCATCTCCAATATTTGTCGATGTAAATGTTTGTCTTGCAACTCCACTAAAGGCAAGAAGAACTTGTTCTTCGTCTGGACTGTAAGCAGCAGCAATTGCGGCACCAGATAGAGATTTAATAGATCCAGAACCATTAAAGTTTGGAACTCTATTAGTTTTTGCTTCTCCAAATATATCAATCTCAACTGTTGGTTTCTCAACAAACGTGAGGATTGAAGTAGAATCTTCTCCAAATATTTGTAGAGCACCAGTTCCAATATTTCTCGATGTAAACGTCTGCCTTGCAAATCCTTTGAGGTTGATAAGAACTTGTTCTTCGTCTGGACTATAGGCAGCAGCAATTGCGGCACCAGATAGAGATTTAATAGATCCAGAACCATTAAAGTTTGGAATTCTTCTGGTTTTTGCTTCTCCAGATAGAATGATATTTGCAAGTTTGGTCTCTGCAGTTGTAGAAGATTCAGACGCTCCGCCAATTCCAAATAGAATACCTCCTTGAACAGGTACGAATGCGGAGGTTCTTTCTGTGCCTGTGCCAGAAATCTTAATATTGGCAGCAATAATATCTTCATCAAAACCAACTGCTTCTGCTGCACCAGCAAACGCAAATATACGACCAGAACCAATATAAGATTCGGTATGTGTTTCTTTAGCAGATCCAAAGATATCAATAATAACAAAGCGTTCTGAGGCATTGCGAATTGTTTCTTGCCCTTCTCCAAATATACTAATTTTTAATGTAGAAGCAGATGCAAATCCAACAAGTTCTGTGGCAGATCCAGTAATCTTGAATATATTGGTATCTGATGGATAAGAAACAGATGCAGATTCTGCAGATCCTCCAAGTCCGAATAGAACTCCTTCACCAGCGTGGAATGGTGGGAATCTAACAATAATTTCTCCTGTAATAGGACCAATAACTCCGCCCCCAATTTGCAGTAGGGAGAAGTTAGTTTTAGATGCTCCAAATACATTGAAATCGCCAAATGGGTATCTGGTGATGTTAGGAATAATGTACTCATAATCATCAGTAATTGAAGGATTGTTGAGAATTCCTTCGTAATCATAACTGGTTGTATGATTATTTGATACTAAACCATAATCGAGATGAGCGTATTCAACAACTGAAGAAGTATTGTAAGAGTAAGTTCTCCTTTCTTCCTTACTAGATATCTCAAATAGACGACCAAATCCAGAATAAGCATTTGTAGTAATTACATACGCCTGTTCAGATTCTACACGTATTGTTCCAAACGAATTCCAATTTGGAGTAAACGAAGTGCTAGCAGAACCATTAAGATTGATTGGTAGAATTTGTTCTGGTGGATTTGCACCAAACGATTCTGCAACACCATTGATTGCAAATATTGTTCCAGAACCATAATATTGACGAGATCTGCTAATATCTGCAGATTGTATATTAAATAGCGATCCTTGACCAAGATAATTGTTGGTAATTGCTGAATGAGCAGAACCAGAAACAAGAATTGTTGATTCTTTGATTATTGCTGGTATAGCAAAAGATTCTGCGGCGCCAGCAAACACTGGCAGATAACCAGATGTTGTGTGTCCTATACTAAAGTTTGGTTTTGTTAGAGATACAAATCTCAAACCACCAAATGGATAATTTGTAATAGTATCTCTAATTAATCCCCAATCAGTTCTTCCATCATTATTGTCTACAATGTATCCAGAATCTTCGGACTGTACAGCAGATTGCGATACGAGACCATAATCAAGATATTCAAAGTAATCAATTGAGGATCCATTATAAGAATAGGTCCTCCTTTCTTCCTTAGACGAAATATTAAATAGATTGCCAGTACCCTTATAAGACGAAGTTGCTGTTACGTAAACAATATCTGGGACGATATTGACATATCCAGATCCAACCCAATTTGGTCTGAATGCATAATTAGCAACACCAGAAAGTTTGAACAAGGATACATTTTCTGGTGGATTGGCACCGAATACTTCTGCTGCCCCAGCAGTTGTAAAGAGATTGCCAGATCCCAAATAAACATCTGTATTAGAAGATACTGATTCTCCAAAAATATTAATTTGGGAATCTCCAACATATGTTTCTGTATTTGATTCGTGTGCGTTGCCAGAAACTTTGAGAACTCCCTCTCCATTGTGCCTTGGCAGAACAAATAATTTGCTGGCACCAAATACTTTAATACTACCAGAAGATTCTGCGGATCTTGACAGGACATCTCTGGATTGAGATACAAACCGTATGCCACCGAATGGATAATTTGTGCTGGTATCTCTAATTAATCCCCAGTCATCTCCTCCAGTGCTTGGTTCTGTTACAAGACCATTATCGGAGTTTGAAGTATAATTTTGGGCAACTAATCCATAATCTAAATACTCAAAGAATTCTATAGAAGAACTATTATAAGAATAAGTTCTTCTCTCTTCTTTAGAAGAAATATTAAATAGACGACCGAATCCAGATTCACAATGTGTGATTAATACATCACCTACACCACCACCAACTTCAATTGTTCCTCCTCCAACCCAATTTGGAGTAAAGGAGAAATCAGCAGAACTAGAAACATTGATAGCACCAGACCCAACATATGCTTCTGTATTTGCTTCTCCTGATGATATTCTTGTGAATAGTTTACCAGATCCTCTGTAGGCGTAAGTGCTGCGCTCATCTCCTCCGCCAATACTAAAGAGAGAACCAGAACCTGGATGTAATAGAGAGAAGTTTGGTACTGATAATCCAGTAATATCAATAACACCGTAACCAATCCACAACGGTTTTTGTTTGATAATCGCTCTTCCAGAGACAGCGATTGTGCCAGATCCAACCCATGATGGTAGGAATGAAGATGCAGATACTCCAGATATTCTTTTTGTTCCAAATGGATACCTGGTAAATGTATCTTTAATTAATCCCCAATCTTCCTTAACACTTGTAATTACATCAATATCTGAATATTGTATAAACGAAGAAGCAGATTGTGAAACTGATCCGTAATCAGCATAATTAAAATCAAATATTGAAGATCCATTATAAGAATATACTCTATTTTCAATTTTAGATGATAGAGACAGTATAAATCCTGAACCAGAATAAGAGAATGTCTTATTGGTTATTGTTGTTGATAATGTTGGTAGTGTACCTTCCCCATGATATGATCTGGTTCTACCCAGTTTAGACGCACCATGAACATGGAAAAGACCACTTGCGTTGAATACTCTCGATTGTGTAGTGGACGAGAGTGATGTTGAGAATATTTTGCCAGCACCGAAGTGCTGGACTGATCTTGATATATTTGTAAAAGATTTAAAGTTTACAATACCATTAGCATTAAAATTGGGGACAAATCTAGTTTGTCCTATACCAGATACTCTTACTGTACCAGAAACTAACCACGGGGCTACTAATCTTGTTTGTGATTTTCCAAATTCAAATATTTGACCACTACCAACGTAGTGCTTTTTAACTACAAATGTTGTACTACTTGCTAGTTTTATGTCTCCAAATGCATAACGACTTTGCTCGAAACGTATATAACCCCAATCTTCGCGGGCATATGATTGTTGCTGTGTTACAGAACCATGGTCTATACTAACTGTGGGTGTTGATAGTAAAAGTGGACCTAAATCTATGCGAACAAAAATATCCTCAATTGCTGGAATATAGCTATACGAAACCGACTCCCCTAAAAATAAAAACCTGTGGGAAGTTATGTTACCAGTACCAGCATACGAGAATACCGACATATATCAACTTATGCAGATAAAAAAGGGGGGGATCGTTTGCCAACCCCCCCATAATAAAAAATCCAATTGTGTTAATCAGTCGAGGCTGACATTTAATGTTACTTTAATTTGGTCGCCAGTATTTTGAATTGCATATGGACCATTTGTAAATCTTTCAGCAAAGAAGATTGAACTATAAAGAGTCAATGGACCAGTTCCCGCTAATGCTTTAGTTGTACTAAAAGTATCTTGATCATAAACTTCAAATACAGTATAAGCTGCTGGAACGGTTGTAGTATTACCAGTTCCCTGAGCAATATAGATACAATCGCCCTTTACTAAACCATGACCGATAGCAGTAACTGTACTGTAATCAAATAAAACTGTGTCGTTACCATTTGAAGGTTGAATGTTATCAATTAGAACTTTGCTTAGATAAACCCTTACAGTTCCATCAGCAGCAGCTGTTTCTTCATCAATACCGATGATAACAGTACCCGTATCAATACCATTTGGAGTAGCGGTTTGAGAAACACGCATCCCATTTGTTAGTTCTTGACCTACGTTCTTCTTGAATTGTAGGTTTCCATTAACAGCTCCTAGAAGGGACTTACTGATGTATACAGTAGTACCAGCAATACCAATTACGCGGGTTCCTGGCGCAACGTTAGTCCCAACAATACGTTGATTTACTTCTATTCCAGTAGTTGAAGTTACGTCCACTTCAAATGTACCAGAAGCTCCAGTTGCTGCTGTAGTTGAAGTTACCGCAGCAAGAGTGAAATAATTATTTCCAATTGTTCCTCTTACTCCACTTTTAACTATTTGTGTACCAACGCCAGCAAGAGCAGCATCTACAACACCATGAATGGTTGTTGGCATATTGTTCGCACGAACAAGTGTATATCCATAAACATCGCCAGCAGCGCCTGAAAATGTGAAAGTTTGTTCTGGATATGAAGCGGTAGTTCTACCTTTGCCAAAAGACAATGGTTGTGTAGTAAATGTTCCCGTATTCTTTACACTTACTTGGAGAGATAAGTTGTCGATATCAACAACATAAGCGCCAGTTCCAACAGAACCGCCAGTTACATAATCGCCCTTTTTAATACCAGCGTTAGACGCGACTGTTATTGTATATGTGGAAGCAACCCCAGAACCATTAACGGTAACTGCTGCAGTTGGAAGAGTTTCGATACTCCAACGGTTGCCGTTCAAAAGGATACCGTATTGGTTGGTATAATCCTGATCAGTTCTATTATTGATTACTTGATGATACCCAGTGGTTGGTGCAGCACCATACTGAGGACTATTTGAACTATCATATGGTTCATAGTAGTCCAGTTGAGAAGGAACGTCACTCTCCGTAGGAAATGTATTACTAGTAAAAAGTTTCAGGATAAGATTTCTGGGAATAGATTGAGTGTGATTCAATAAATTACGTAGAGATTCAATTTCCCCATTATCTGTTACTAAAAGTGCCATTTAAACTCTCCGAAATTGCGTTGCGTTTACTTTTATTTATACCTAGAGGTATTTATAATTTCAATTTAAGTGAAATTACAAACCTGGTTATGTTGACAGAGTAGATAACTTCAAACTGAAAAATGTCTCCAGCATTGACCTGCTTCTGCCAAGTAGTTAAATTTTCATCTTTATTTTTTCTTTGTGTTGATGAGTTTAAAACTCCCAACTTTGGAGGTTCTGTACCAACAATAGAAGAAAAATTTGGAAAATTATTGTAGCTACATTTTTTTATGTCTAATTCTAAATTACCAATAGTATCTGATATCAATGTCCAACATTCAATTGTTCCCGTTACATCTATTGTCATGTTTCCTTTTGGACCAGGAGACAAGGGAAAGGAACCGCTATCAACTACATAATTTAAAGTTCTTGTCAAATCTGCTGTAGTTGCCAAAGCAACGCCAAAAAAAGTTGAATTTGTGTTTGGCGGAGTAGTGAAAATAATGCTATTGGACGAAACCGTATAATCAACAGAAGGGTCCAAAACTACATTATCAACTGATATTATTAATTGTTGAGAATTTAAAGGATAATATGGAGTATTAGATACTGATAACGAAAAGGTAGTTTTAGTGTTATTAAATTGAGAAGATATATTATCTAATATTAAATTAGAATTTTGTGTAGATTTTGATGGTATTTCATAATTTACATCAACAGCATATTGAGGACTTGGCCTATATCCAATTCTATATTGATTGTTTGCTACTCTTACATTGTAAGCCATCAAGAAACTCCTGGAGTAACCTCAACAATTCCTTCGATAACTCTTGTCTTATAATTGTTAGTGGACGTTATTAAAATATCATAAACATATCTTCTTCTATCTAAAACGGATGTTTGCGCTGCAGTCAGGGATATTTTAATTTCCCCCAGAGTTCTATTTAAAAATGTCAGTGTAAACGGTATACTAGATGTAGCAGCATAACTTTTTTTAAGTGCAGAAATCCCAGTATACCCAGTTAAGTTTAATGGGGTGCCGTCTTTATTGCTTAAATAAAAAGTCGCATCAAAGTTTGCATTCTTATCTATTACAATATTAACTGGAATTGCAGACATTTTTAATTATTCTTCCGCTTTAATTTCTTCGACCTGTTGTAATAATAGTTCCAACGCTTCCAATGCACCAACAAGTTTGGTTTTATATTCTTTTACGTTAGAAAGATCTTCCTCAATTTTGATAATTTTCAAAGTTGCCTCATTTAATTGAGATTGAAATTTATCCTTTAATTCTAATGCAGTCATTTTAAGTCAATAATAACTCATACTATTTATGGCCAAGTAGATATAGCAACTCTTTTCCAAGTATCTGTTGCGACGCAAATATAAATGTATTGTGCATCGTATCTTATCTCACCCGCTGTTCCTGTACTAGTCGCAGTAGAAGGAGCAGCAGTTGAAGAAATCTTTCCTACACTTATATCAAGAAGTTCTACAAAAGATTTTGTAACTCTACTGTCTATATCAGTATTTGCTCTTGTACTGGTATAATATAAGTTAGTTCCTTCAGATAGATTTGTTGTTGATTTAGCAGTAAATGCAGTATCAAATCTTGCTTGTGTATAGTAAAGATTAGTTCCTTCAGATAGATTTGTTGTTGATTTAGCAGTAAATGCAGTATCAAATCTTGCTTGTGTATAATATAAGTTAGTTCCTTCAGATAGATTTGTTGTTGATTTAGCAGTAAATGCAGTATCAAATCTTGCTTGTGTATAATATAAGTTAGTTCCTTCAGTAATACTTGTAGTATCAAATTCAGTAAAATTTAATGATAATGTTAATGAATTGGCAACATCATTATAAGATGTAGAAACTCCAGTGCCACCAATTAGTAACGATGAAACTCTATCATCAACTCTTTCGTCAGTATAGTAAAGATTCGTGCCCTCAGTAATACTTGTAGTATCAAATTCAGTAAAATCTAATGATAATGTTAATGAATTCGCAACATCATTATAAGATGTAGAAACTCCAGTGCCACCAATTAGTAACGATGAAACTCTATCGTCTATTTGTTCATTAAGTGTTGTTGATAAAGTATTTACATCCGTAGCAAGAAAATTAAATTCTATTCTTGCTTGATCTAGAGTAAAAGTTCTTGCTACGTTACGTAATGTCATGGAGATAATTTTTGAAGAAGCGATTTAATCTCACTAATTTCATTCTTTAAATTATTTAGATCTTGCTGAATTGTTTTGAACTCAGAAGAAAATGATTTTGTTGGTTTTTTTTGCGTGTTTATAATTGCTCCTGTATTCAAATCACGAACATAATCTTCATAACCCTCTACCTTCAAGTATTCTGACATATCAATAAGAAGCTACTGTCCTAATGTCTTGTACTTTTGGTGCGTATGATGGATCAACAGATTTCATAACAATTTTGATTGCAAAAGAAGAAAATTCTGGTAATCCAGAAACACTAAATTTTAATTCTTGGTAAGCATCTTGTGTTTCAGTTTGAGAAGATAATGAATTTTGTGGAGTTGCAATTTCATTTACATCTGGATTACCATCTATGTTAAAAGCACGCCAACCAATATCATCAAATTTTTCTTGAGATGATGCCAATTTAAATTTATAAAAAACTTTTAGGTTACTTACATCTTTAACATTTACAGTTAATCTTGTATCAATTGCTGTTCCAGGAGAATTTATACTTATTTCCTTAGTTACATATTTTGCAACAGAAGAACTATTTTTTGCTGCCGTCTCATCAACAAAATCTATTCCATTACTGAATTTCATATCCCCAATTTCATAACACTTTTCTGCCCCCGTTTGAATACCATCAAAGAAAATTAAATCCCCAACTCTAAAAATGTCTGGTGATTGAGCAGCAATATTAGCAGCTCTTGTAAATGCACTGCCGAGAGTAATTTTACTGGTATAATCTCCAGATATCGGATTTTTATCATTTTCAATAGTTAATAATTTTGCCTGAGGATCCCAATTAATAACTTTTCCACTTATCGTATTATCATATTTTTTAGTAGTATCACTTGGATTAAATGCAACTATAGTTGAACCTATGGTGAAACTAGATGTTTTTAATACTACTCCACCAGGATTAATAGAGACATTAACTCCGTTTAGATTTCCTGTCGGTATTGATTGTAATCCAAAGTATAATCTTTCATCTTGACGGAATATGCCGTTATTTGTAACTTTAACTTTTATGGTTGGCGGCGTTGCGGTAAAATTAACGACTTCTGCTTTTGCACCAGAAGTTAATCCCTCTACAGTTTGATTTAATAAAATTGCAGTGGTGCCCATTCCGCCAATATTTAATTCATACAAGGGCAATAGAGATATTTTTTGATAACGCTTACCAAACCTATCTTCTTTTCCTGTTGATGATTCGACTCTATTTGAAGATAATTTTACCGAAGAAACTCTAAGATCAATTACTGGTGAGAGGTATGCAACTGTTGATGAAAGATTTAATTTATATTGTAATGAATTATTTGTATTATTTAAAATTTGATTAATTCTAGATGCAACGACTTTTTGATTTGAGAAGAAGTGCTCTTGATTTAAAAATGTTTTTTCATAATCACTTACAGAATATGAAGAGTAGTTTTGTGTATTTGAATCTACTGGAATTATATTTGTTGTTCTTACAAATGTATCAATTGATGTTTTTGGCGCTTGTAAATAAGAAATTTCCGCAAAGAGTTTTTCGTATTTCCTATTGAATGATGCTAGAACAGCAGCTCCACCACCGTTAGAATTTGAACTTGCTCTATTTGGACCAACTATGTTGTAGAAATCTAATCCTCCATTAGAAATTTTAAACAACGAACTGTTTAAAACACTAGATGTAAATCCACCGACATTAGATAATGCTTTAAAGAAAACGTGCGATTTTCCAGATGATTCAAAACCATTATCTCTATGAGTAACTTTTACAATTGAATTATTATTTTTAAATAACGGCGACGTAGCATTAGTATTTGCTAACGCATATGTCTCAATAGGGTCTAAAGATAATTTTTCATATCCCAGATTTGCGTTAGTTAGATATAAATTAGCAGTTCTAGAAATATCAAATTCTGCACGATATAGAGTAAATTTAATGTCTTCAAATAAATCTTCTGTCCAGGAATCAGTATTTTGAGATTTATAAACTGAACCCAAAGAAGGTTGAGTAGTGATTGCGACGCCAGTTGCTGCATCTTTATCTGTTAATTTTGATGCCCATACCCTATAGTCGGTAGAATCAGTTTCTACGGCAAATGAATATTCAGTATTATTTTGTAAATAAACTGGATGTTTAAAATTAAATCTTGTTGGCGTTGTTGATGGTTTCGCTACAGTATCGTCTACGGCGATTCCCATGACCACTGCGGGGGTATCTATTTCTATGATAGATTCTATAACAGCACCGCTTGCACCAGTCCCAGAACCCCGTACAGTGACCGCTGGTGGACTTGTGTATCTACTTCCAGATAATGATATGCCAGTATTATATACTTTGCCACCAGAAACATCCACAGTTGCTGTTGCAGTACTTCCTCCTGGCAATTGGGGACTTTCAATTAATAGGACAGCACTTTCATAATTGGATCCAACAGATTTAATTTTTAAATCTACAATTTTACCAGAATCTTTTACAATGGTTACTGCTATTGAAGAAGCAGTTGCGGCGTTATATTTTGTAACGCTAGCAATAGTTAATACTTCATCTTCTACAAAAGATATGCCATTGTTATTACTTAAAACTAAAGTATAAACCTGATCGTTATTCAATGTAACTGACCCAGTAGATGTGGGAGCAACTACAACGTTATTTTTATCAAGCACAGAATCTAACGGTCCAAAAGCACCAGATTTAGATCCCTTAATTTCTTCTTTTATAGTTAGAGAAACTTGCGAACTTACAATTACTCTTAAATAAGTATTGGGCAATAATACAGATTCTGTTCCAGGAACAATATATTTTCCTGGTTTGCCAATATCAACGTTTGTCAAATATACTCTTAAAGGAATGGTAGAACTTTTTTGTTCAAAGAATAAATCCATCCCTGTTACAAAAACACCGCCTTCAAAATTTTCAACTTTAAACGTTTGCGAAAGAGGACTTGGTTTTTCTTTATTGCTTGTAACGGTATCAACAATTTGAACACCTTCGTTTGCTTTAAAAATAGCAGGAACTGTTGAAACAATGCTAGATGGATTTTCTGGTAACGAACCCACGGCATAAAATTTTGATTCTGCATAACTTTCTACAGAATTTGTATCAGCATCTGTTGAACTAGATGTAAAACGAATTGTTTTAATCCCAGTTGGGAATCTAACTACCTTTGCAGTATCATCATATAACATAGTGTTCACATCTCCAGTCCACGTTGTATTTTCAATCGGAGGATACCCAGCGGGAATTAAAATAATACCGCTAGCATTCCCACTTAAATCTGTTGTAATTTTAGAACTGAATACTGATAGAGAATTTCCTGGTATTCCTGTGTAAATTATGTCTGGATTTACCCACCTATTTACATCTATATGATCAATAAAAACATAATATCTTGTAGATGGTTTCATCCTTGTTAAATTATATTTAATTGGAATACTTCTTGTATAATAAGTAATTGAAGAAATTACTGAATTTTTTCCAGAAGAATTTACTGACACTCCTTGGGCAGTTTCATTATTTTGAGGACTGATATTTGATGTACTACTAATAGAAGCTTTTGTAACTGATGCTGTTGCAGTTGTACTGGATGAAGTTCCAAAAGAAGAAATATTAAAGAATGACCTATTTGCGCCAATCCAAGTGACAACAAAAGAATTATAAAAAGAAGCAAACGAATTTTTTACATCAGCAACAGAATAAATTGAAAATAAATTTGTATTGCTATCAGAAATTAGTGGTGCAATTGAAGTATCATACCATTGATCAATATTGGGAGAAATATTTAAATCACCAACATATTGAACTAAAACAAATGGATTTGGGTTTAGTGTTTTAGAAGCGTTGGGATTCCCTAGAAGTTTTGTATTTCTTAATATAGGCAGTGTAATTACATCATTATTTTTAACATAACCAGCATTAGTTCTTTCATCTTTTCTTGTTATTACTTCTTGGAGTAATAAACTGTCTTCTTTAACTTGAGGGCGCAGCACCGCCTGCTGCGTATCTATAGCGCATCTGTAATCAATTGAAGTTAAGTTGCCAATTCTATGAGTTTCAAAATTATCTACTATAAATCCACTTTTAAATCGATCTAATCCAATATCATCTTTCACTTGCATGTTTAATGCCTGTTGCTCTAAGATGCTAAGTGTGGTATAATATTCTAAACGTTCTATACGCTTTTCTAATTTACCAATATCTCTCATCGTATAACGCTTGTTGTCAACTGGTGTTATACGAATATCTTTACTAGATTGCGTAAATGCTGGGATAAAAACATATCCCAATACAATTGCATCATCAAGTAAATCTGGTTTTGTTGGACTTAGAGACGAGTTGCCTTCTTTAACAACAAATTTTCCCTTTTTGTCCAAGAAGATCGCATCAATTCTATCCAAGTATTGTTTTTCGCTGTAAGATATAGTATACTCTAAAGAGTTATCCGATGCTGGAGTTGATGAAAACACCCCACCCGCTCCTCTAAAACTTACATAATCTTGTTGTGCCAATAAAGTTGAATCTTGGAACCCAGAAATAATAACCGAATTGTCCGCTTTTGGTCTAAAATCAATAACGTCTTTTAATGAAATATTCCCATAAACAGTTGAATTAAATGATGGAATTTCATCTGAACCAACTCCAGCCTCATGCAAATAAGAATCTACCGTACAAAAATCACCCTGAGAATGGTCAAAATAATCAAATGCAATTACAAGTTGACCCGTAGGCGACGAAGATCCTGGTTTTAATACTAATCTAGATATATCGTAATGTGTATCTCTTTGACCATCATCAAAAGTGAATCTACTAGTAACATCAGTTCCAGAAATTAAATTGCCATTTGTATCTACTGTTGGGGGATTAGTTGATGATCCTTCGTAAACATATCTTAAACGGTAGACATCAGAATATGAATAAATTTCAACTTCTTCTGTATCGTAATCTTGCCCCCTTAAAGGGATAACTTTATCTCCTGCAGAAACAACTATAATTCTTTTATTTGATACAGAAGTTTTTAATCTTGGTTTTGCTTTACTAACTTCTATTGTTGCAGATAATTTTAACTTGGGGAATCCTGTTGTAATTGCAACACCACTAGAATCAGTAAAGAAATTATTTGGTAATGTAATGGTTACGCTACCAGCAGTTACTCCAGTAGTAGAAGATGAGGAAGATACAGTATTAATAAATGATGGTTTTATATAAAGAATATCTCCATTTTGAACATTTCTTGCAGATCCCCTATCCAGTACCGTAATTAAGAAATTACTTTCATCGTAAGAAACAAAACGTTGAGTACCAAATTCTAGTTGAGCAGCAAAAGTAAGTAACCCACCACTTGAAGATCCTGTAGTCACAAAATTTCTTCTAATATGATATTTTAATCTAGAGTCAGAAGAATCTTTAATCAAAGAAGTTACTTGCTTACTACCAGTGGGTAAAATTAAAGAAGAAGACAGATTCTCTAGTGCTGGTCTAATTCTTAACACCGACGCATTTACAATAGAAGCAGGTAATGAAGAATCTAAATAAATTCTTGATTTTTTAACCCCATCTGGCATTGTAGCATATTGAACTATAGATTTTATGGTTTTACCCAAAGTATCAGTAAAAATAATTACGTCGCCTTGGACTAAATCTTTGGATGCATCTCCTCCAAAAGCGGAGCACTCTAAAAATTTATTTCCCTCAGATCCAGAAAAAGTATTGTCAGCAACTATTTTTGATTCATAGTATTTTGATTTGTTTGTATCAATATCTGCTGTAAACGAATATGCGTTTCCAGAACCATATGTAGAATAGAAAGATTTAACGTTTTGTGGAGAATATGTTAAAACAGTATTTCTATTTAAAACTGGTATAATTGAAGCAGATGCTCCTGGTGTACTGGAAGAAGATATTGTTACTACTGGTGGTTGAGAATAACTTGTTTGAACAGAATCTCTATTTTTAATTAGTACTTTAAAAATGCTACTGCCCTCTGTAGAAATTTCTATAGAAGAAGAGTCATACCTAACACCGTCTAGTAATACCACAGGAGATGTGTAACCAGATCCTCTTGCCTCAACAATAAAATGAGAAATTGTGTTTTCATTAGCTATACGTAATACATTGCCAGATTCGTCAGCAATGCTTTCTCCTGGAACAAAAGTTCCATATAAAGTATTTACAAATAGAATATTACCAGTAGAGTATGAAGTTGTTGAGGATCCCTCTATAACAGCATACGCCCCGCTCGTCAAACCTGTAATATATTTACCAGTAGTAAATCTTTGACTTACAAAATTATCTTGTGGTACGACACTATCTAAAAGTAATCGAGTAAAAAATACTGGATTGAAATAATTAAATCCAAAAGTTGAATTATAAGCTGAAGTTCCGTCAGTTAATTTTCCTTTGGAAATTACGATATCAGTATTTTGATCAAACCCCTCACCTCTTTCAATTAAAGAAAGATTTTTTGGTTTAGCAATGCCAATAACAGGGGTGATAATTTCATTATAAGAAACTATGTGACCGAATTTATTAGTATTAGCAAGTGCATCGGATCTTGATAGAAATATTTCTCTTTGTTTTGATCCACCAGAATCATCGTACTCTTTTAAAAATAAATCTAAAAGAGTTTTTTTGCCAAGTAATGTCAACTCTAGAAAAGTTCTAGTGCTATCAATTGTTGTTAATTTTACTTTTGAAAAAGAAATTGGTATAGCAAAATCAACAGATTCTGGAGTTGATCCAGTTCTTGTCTTAATAAACCATATATCATCTAAAATAGTGCTAAAAGTCGCCGCAGTTATTGATCCTAGTGTAGTTGTGGTGTTAGTAACATCAATGTATATGGTTTTAATGGCATCATCGATTCCAAATCCAGTCCCTCGTCTAGAAGTTGTTTGCTTTAAACCAGTAGATGGTTCTGTATTATTTAACCCAATCGATCCATCATTGAATACAGAATTTAAAAATATATTTGGAGTAGAAGTTACCTCAGAACCCTCATCATTTAATGGAATTGATCCGTGTAAATTTGTAATCTTAAATAATGAAACGCCCTTAGTTTTTAATGTGAGATTATCTTTAGTTAAAGTGTCTCTTGCTTTGTTTAAAGTAATATATTTTGTTTCTTTATTTACTATTTCATATCCTCTAACATATGCTTTCCCAGCCCCAATCGTAGCAATTAATTTATTTTCTGCCTCCGATGGGGGGAGATTATTAACAAGACCATCTTTTCCTAATGTAAATACGCCTAAGTTATTATTTTTTTGATAAAATTCTCTTATTTCAATTTGAAAATTATCAACAACATAATCACCAGATTCATCATAAGTTCTCCTAGCTAAAGTTGATTCTAATAAATTGTAATCTGATGGTTTTATTTGTTTTTGAATTACGCCAGATTTTACAGATAAAATTTGAATAAAGTTCTTATCTGTATCTTGATTATAATTATATTTTTGTAGAACTAGGGAAATTTTTAAACGATGTGCTCCAGGAGCAGATTGATTTGAACTTCCAATTGAATTGTCATACAAAGAAGCATCTTGTTCTGGTGTTATAATTTCCTCAACAATTTTAAATCCAACTTTTGCGGAAGGTTGATCGTAATATTTGTCTATAATTAAAAGTTCTGCATTATTTCTTACAAAATACCCATTAACAAAATAAATTCCTTCCTGAACATTTATTCCAGAAGCAAATCCCATTGCTCTGCTTTCTACAAAAGATTTTGCTTCTGTATCTGGGTTTACAACTTCTATTGATGTAGGCAAAACGCTTCCATCCGTTCCCACAATAAGTAATGGTGTATTAATCCCGCCAACTACTTCAAGAGTTTCTCCCTGCCTAAAAGTAGATTCGTCAGATGCATCACCACTAGAAATGTAGTTTATATACAAAACATCAGAACTAAATTCTGTAGCATATTCTGCTGCCAAAATAGACGCAATAACACCAGATGTAACACCCTGTATTTTTTGTCCAACTAACGTCTTAATGTCATATTTTTTAAATACGATCTCCCCATCTACATTAACTGCAACTTCAGAAACAGAAGATAGTTTTACATAATCTAATCTAGTGTTTAGAGAAACTTCTCCTGGTACTACCAAATCTCCCTGTTTAAATTGATATTTACCATAACTCTCAATTTGATTTTGTAAAATAGATTGTATAGAATTTAGTTCCCTTGTTTGGATTGAATACCCAGGTCTAAACAAGAGTTTATAAAAATTCTTACTAGCTTTAAAATCGTCATTATATGGAGATACACTAAGATTCGTCTGTTGTGGCATTTTGATCTATTTTGTAATTTTGTTATTAATAAAAATCAGAATTCAATAACCAATTTAATATCTTCAATTTGATCTGCTGCTCTAGTAATTAATCTTCTATTTTCAACATAAATTACGTTTCCACTATTTGGTTGAATTTCTGGAGAAGCTAAACCATTTGAAAATGTAACACCAAGATAACCAGTAGACGAAGAAAATGTGTTGTCCACAGATCCTTGTGAAAGTGAGGTATCACCAGTAATTGGGTTTGCTGGATTATTTTCAAATTGTTTTACCACTCCGTTGTCAGTGTGAAGATCTGGAGATTGGAAATACTTGAGAACTCCCACGGTTGTAGAACCACTATCCAAAGTCCAAGAAACAACAGTACCTTTAGCAAGTCCACTAGTTACAGTTTGAGTAATAGTTTCATCTGGGGTGAAATTTGCTGTTGCTCCAGTAAGTTTTACTGCTCTCAACCCATTCAAAGTTTCTGCAGTAGCAAAAGTTGTTGTTCCAAACTCATATGGATCTTTAATTAAACCAATTCTTCTAAAATCATTGTCTATAGGAAAATCACCAGCACTTTCTACTTGAGTCAAACGAATGTTTGTCATAACTCTTTTTGCGTTTAACTCTTGTTCCATATCAGAACCATGACCACCCAATGGAGACATTATTACCTCCAGAGAACCAGTTGCATTGACATTAACAGTAGCTGGAGATGTAAGTGCAGCATCTGTGAAAAGACCTCTTGCCGATGTAGTGGCGGTGGCAAGAACACCACTAATTAATTCAACAGATCCATAGGTATAACCAGTTCCGTACTGACTTACACTAACAGTATTTACTTTACCAGCAGAGATAATAATTTGCACCTTACCACCACTACCATTTCCAACTACTGGAGCATAGTAGGTTCCGTTTGTATGATTAGCGCCGATTGCGCTTATAAGAACATGAGAAATTGCGCCATTTACAGCAAGAGTTTCTGTAGCAACTCTAGACGCATTAGTTTTCTCAACTATAGGCATAAAATCGGTTGAAAGGAATCTTAAAACGTCATCAGTTGGAATTGTAAACAAATACTTCCAAATATATGATCCTGTAGGTTCTGAATAAATTCCAAGTGCTCCACTGTAAGTTCCCTGTCCAGCAGATGGATTAGTTTTTGGTTCAAACGCAGCATTTTTTCCAGCTGGATCTGCTGGCGATTCACCATTATACAAACATTTAAATACTTCGTAATTACTATTCATAACATAATATTTTGCCTGGGCAATTGAAGTAGCACCAGTTGCCGATTGTTTACCAATCTGCCCTCCTCCAAGGGGGGTAGATGAATAATCTGGTTTCCACATGTCATACTTTGGATTTGCAACTAAATCCCAGTTATACCTTCTAACAACAGATCTTGCGTAAGATGAAGTAATTCTTTTTGCCGCTATAATTTCTCTATAAAGAGAAACTAATTCTTCTTGGTTATCTAAGGGAACTGGCGGCACGTTTTCGTCAGCATATCTATAAACGCCAGTGATTGCCTGAGCACCAGTGTCAGATGTTCCCAGATAACCTTTTAATGTTGATCCTGCAAGAGGAGCAGAAGATGTGGTAGGACCAACTCCAAAAAGAAGTAAACTATTTGGGTAAACTGCTCTAACTGTTGCTTTAAATGTCAGTGTTGCATAAGACGTACCAACATAAACCGTATCACCAGGTTGGAATGGGACAGGAGCTCCTACCCCAGACCCCTGGTTAAAAATTTCTACATAAGCATCCCAACGTTGTGGTCTACCAATAAAGAAATACATTCTGCTTCTATCGGGACCAGCATCAGTAGTGCCTTCAGTTAAAGATTCTAAAAACTGTTGAGCATTAAAAATTCTAAATTTTTCTGAAATTATGGCTGCCATCTAAAATCTCTGTGGGGGGAATATTTCTGAGTTATTTATATTTATAGTGTCAACTGCAAGTTCTCAAATATTGACCTGCAGGATGCGACTGTGGAGTTGTATTGTTGTAACCTCTAATAACTCCTGTAAAAACACCAAACGATTTGCCAGCATAATAAACAACCTCACTACCGACAAGTAACTTGCCACTTGGGGGGAAAATATCTGTATTTGCAACATATATTGTAGTATCTGTTGTATTTAAGGCAGAATCCAAGAACATTCCATATTCATTTAGAGTTGGAACTCCATAATTTATTATTTGTCCAGTTGTAGTAACACTGGTATTATTTCTTGGCAGATTTAAATCATAATTTGCAATAGTACCTAAATCCACATGTCTTTCAAGTATGTCTATTGAATACCCAGACACATTAGCAATACCAGTATCATTATTAAGATTATCAATAAAGTTATAAACTGTATTACCAAGTTTCCCTAGAGAATAAAATTCATTATTATTTGTTCCTAATTCTAGATAATCTATGACACCACCAACCATAGAAAGTAATCTTTCGGTCGAAGACGTGGTAGTTATAGTTGGAACTATAGATTGAATTTTTGTTTTATGAATTAAAGATACTTTAGAAATACTATCAACGTTAGCTTCAACACTCAATTTAGAAATGTGTTGTAAAGACGAATTGACTGTACGTACTTTTTCTAAACTAGAAACTTGTATAGTTATAATTTTACTAGCATTTGCTGGAGTTACTAGTGGCGTGGAAGTATAGTAAGTATGAACGCTGACATTGCTATAAACATCAATTATTGAAGATATTGTTACTAAAGTTGGATTAATAGAGATTGCGGCACTAACTAAAACTACACTATCAATTTTTCTATTTTCTTTGATAATGTCGTATCCTCTAGCAACAAAAACTTTTGGTGGTTGTGTATAACCAGATCCCCCACTAATTAAAACAACATCAATAACTTGACCATCGTAAATAATTACTTCTCCTTTTGCTCCACCACCAGATTCATTTTCTGGGACGAACTGAAGTATTGGATTGGTATAATATTGATAAGCAGTTGGTTGAAGTAAAGTGCCATTTTTAAAATATAAATCTAATTCTCTTTTGTTCCAAATTAATTCAGTAACCTTTCCATTTTTAACTCTAGTTGTTACACTTAATCCTTCGCCTCTAATTATATCATTGTAATTTGATACGCCAATTTTTGCGTAAATTTCAGAAGAAACTTGTTGATTGATATTGAATTGTTTTGATTTTACTTTAGATGGAATAGATTTAATTTGTCTGTAATCATTTTCGCCATCTATTTTAATTTTATCCCCTGGCAAAATATTTGCAACCAATCTTTTAGTTTCGTTCCAAATACGATCTTGTAAAGAAGATCTATAATAATAACGATTTGTTTCTCTAGATAATACACGAGACCCATCAGCATCTCTTTCAAATGAAATTAAAACAGATATTCCAGATAAGGAAAATTCTTCTGGTAATTTTAAATTAGAATTAGATGAAAATTTTAAAGGAATAGAACTATTGTAAGCAATATTGTTATTAGAAGTAATAGTTAGTTTCCAGTCAGACGCGCTAATTTTTTCATCATATAAAATTTTTCCAAAAATATTATTATCTTGATATACCCAAACGGGACCGTTTGATTTTTTCCCATAATAAGATTTGAAACTATTATAAGAACCAGATCCAGAAATAGTCAATTCTGTAATGTTATAATAACAAGAAGTTTCAAAATCATTTAGAGTTATTGTTTTTTCTAACTCTCTACCATACAAAAGTAAAATAGAAACATCTGCTGTCGTTTCTTCTCCTGTTGGTAATATAGAATAATTTAATCTGTTGGTAAATGTTATTAATGATCCAGTAATGACATATGATTCAATTTCTCTTTGCAAAACTCCGTCTACAAAAACAAGGACATATTTTGGATCATCAACGTTAACAACTTTTTTAGTAACTTCATCAATTAGCAAGAAGGGACCGCCACCTTTAAACTTAATTAATTTTTTTGGTATTGTCAAGCGAGTATAATTACCAACAGAATAAATAAATGATTTTTCGGATCCATCAATTTCTTTTTCTGGAGATGTATACAAATCCTCATGATTAATAGGAGCAGAAGAAAATATAATTTTATCTGTTATTAATGGATTTGGATTTCTTAAAATATAATATGAATTACCAAAAGGAATATCTTTTTCTCGTTTTGCTTTTTGAAGGACACCATTTAAAGTTACTATAAGATTTTCATTTGACTCTGTTTTTACTATTGATCCGTTATCGTAATACAAATCAAATGATGAGGTAACGCCATCAAATAAAGAATCAATAGATTTCAATTTTCTCAGATATCGAGAATTAAAAGTATTTGATTTAAATTTTATAAATTTACAATAAAAAGTTTGTGCATTAACAGATTGATTTTCTACTACTCTTGGACCAAATGGGGGCTTGTCAAATATAATTGTAGAACCAGAAACTCTATATGCAAGTCCTGGTTCTTGAATAATCCCGTCTAAAGTAACTATTAATTGCTGAGCATTAAATGGAGTTATTGCCAACCCAGTTTTTTTATCTAGTAAATTAAATATTTTTGTACCTTCAACTTGACCAGTGCGAGGATTAAAGTTACCATTAAATGGCGCACTTAAAATAATTTCTCCAGCAATAGTTTCTGAATTATCATAAGTATTAAGAAATACTGATCCAACTCCACGTTCAATGTTTAAAGAATCTGTAGATATGATATTTTGCGTAACAAATTTTCGAGTGCCAACAACAGAAACTGTTTTGGGGGCAAGGTTTATATGAGATATGTTTTGGAACGATGCAGAGGAACTCATTTTTCCAACAGCATCGCTTTCTATAATAATCTCTCCAAATAGTTTAAACCCAGCTGGATGAGTTGTTTGTTTTATTAAATCTCTCCAGACATTAATTGCCGTTCTTGATTTTACAACATATGAATAATCCTGGTAAAAATATGAGTCAATGATTCTTTGAGAAGATGCGCCAAGTTTACCCTTTTCGGAATTGTATGTCCCATAGTTATCAAAATAACTTCTAATATCTTCAGAAAAAGATGAAAAATAAAATTCTGTTATATTAGCAGTTCTTTGTCTTGATGTTCCGTATAGTAATAAATTTTTATCAATAGTTCCAGAAATTTTTTCTAGTTTTAACAGATTACTACCCTTAGTCCACCCAAACTTGGAAACATATCCAGAAAATACTTCTTGAACTACTCCGCCCAAAACTTTTCTTTGCACCACTTTTTCTCCAGCAGAAAAAGCGTCTATGTCATGATTTTTAACAAATATATTATAATTTGTTATGTAATCCGATCGCAACGATTTATCGGCATGGAAAGAAGAACCATTCGATATAATTTTTACAGATTGTGGAATGCCAATACTGGTAGATTTAAAAAATAATTTTACGTCTGTTTCTATAATTTTAACAGTAGGAGCAAAAGTATAATTTTTCCCTTTATTTTTTACAACTACATTTAATATTTTTCCGCCACCATGCACAACATCAAAAACTGCATCAGCGCCATTTCCATCAGTAACGACAGCCTTTGGTTTTGAATAATTACTACCAGAAGAAACAACAGAAATTGAATTTATATTTTTTTCGATGGGATTGTAATTTACAGATAATGTTGCAGAATTTTCAGTTGCAACAAAAACTCCCTCAACGATTGGAATCCTAGTATAATTTAACCCAAAATTTTGAATAGAAATTGAATTTATTTTACCTATTGCAAATTTAGAGGTTGTTGTATAAAAAATATTGCCAGACCCATCATACTGCGGGAAAGAATCTATTTTGTAAACAAATCTATTATTAGTTGTGGATATAATACTTTTTGTACCAGATAGCGAATCCTCAATAACATTTAAATAAGAAGATTGTGAATTTATTTTTTTAATTGATGATTTTGCAAAGTAATAATATTTGGAGTATTTGACTGGATATTTTTTAGTAAAAGAATTTGAATTTGATAATGATCCAAACCCCAATTTAAATATAATATTAGAATTTAGTAATCCTGGTTCAATATCAGAAGATTGTTTTTCTGTAGTAGCAATATTAAAATTAATGCTGGGAGAAAAATTCAAGTATACTCCAGTCATTGATGAATGACTAGTATCGAATTTGTATTTGTAATATTTTTGAACATCTAAAACAGGATTTGTTACAAAATTTGTATTGTCAGTAGAAAATTCTAACAAATACTCTGCATCATAAACATCAGAAATTTTTACTTGTTTTGCGGGAGTACTTGAATCAGTAAAAGAACTGCTTTGTACTATAGACAACGGGGTAGATGTTGTGTAATTATACCTTAAAATTAACTCTTTTTTACTACTATCATAAGAATGAACAAACGGTGCATTTGAAGATGATCCTAAAGGTCTAGATCCAACAGTAAAGCGGTAAATATTTGAATTTAGTGTAATCTCTGCATTATTATAATGATTTGTGGGAATTGTAGACGATATACCACGAGACACCGTTAATTTTTTTTCTGCGGGAGTAATCGCTGTAACTCGAATTAATTCATTACCTATTTTTAAAATATCATTTATAGATATTCCTGTTAGATCACTAACAGATAATGATGTATTGAATAAAGAGAATCCAACATGATCTACCTGAAGTCGTAATCTTTGAGTATTGGTAGTTGTAGAAGATCTTAATAAAGATGCATCAGTTACTGTTAATATATCTCCTTTTTTATAATCATAACCTTTTGAAGTAATTGATACGCTAGTTACTTTCCCACCAGTAGAGACAGTTATAGTGGCTTTTGCATTTTTAACATCACCTGTTCTCCCAATATTTTTTCTCGCTTTTGTTTGGTCTACAAATATCAACTCTACATTTGGATAAACGTTTGTAGTATACGCATCTCCACTGTTTAATAGATCAAAAGATCCCACGCCAGTATCAGTAATTTGAGAAGTGACAGATGGCGAAGATAAGATAAGTTTTTGATAATATCTATTACGCACATAATAAGTGGTTTGTGTTGTAGAATCGTTGGGGTTTATATCTACAGATACTTGGTCTCCGACAGTCAGATTGTGGGGAGAAGATGTCTTGACGATGGCAATTTTATCGTCTAATGTATTAATACTTATGTTTTTACTTAAAGAAGATACTGAGATTATTTTGGAACCAACAGTATCTAATAAATTATTACTTTTTATAAATTTAGTATTATCTACAGCAAAAGTTCCTGATAAAACCTTCACCTTCAAAGAATTTTGATTTGAAGTATTCTCTAATATGATGCCAGTTGCTGCAGCAGGATTAATTGAATCCGTTAATTCAACTTGAGAATTGACCGTATATGATGCATTTTGATCTACTAAAATATTGACAACATTAATATCTGCATTTATTGGCGATTGTTTGTCAAATGATCCAATAACGTTTCTCAAAATAAATGAATTTGTATTAAAGGAATTGCCAATTAACTGTCCAACAGCAGACGTTATTGGTTGACGAATAAAATCATTTTCAAAAAGATAAACGTTTTCAGATGCTTCAATTTTTAGTGATTTTGTTTGTTTACATTCAATAGATTCGACTTGCTTACCATATACAGAAGATACTGATGCCGCAGCATCAAAACCAGATGTATTTTGATTATTAATAAACAGTTTACAATCAACAGAAAAAGAATCTACAGAATTTTGAATGTCTACATCAGAAATGCCACCGTTAGAAGATAAATCAACAATACCAACAAATTCATCGCCGTTTTTTTGAATACCAGCAGTTCTTAATCTCTTACTTTCTTTAGGTAAGTTATCTTGAGATATTGGCGAATTATAATTTGAATCAACAGGAAGAGAATAATAATTTTGACCAATAATATACGGAAATATTGGAGTGTTTAAAGAATTTATAGTAATAAAATATGCATAGACACCATCTGGATAATCTGGGGTAATACAAAATCTTCCATTATTTTCATCTAATCTAGATTTTGAAGAAAATATAGTATTTACATATTCGTAATCATCAATAAAAGATCCAAGTGGATATTGAGAAATTGGGGGTCCATCTACTCTAGAACTTTTTAAAGTATACCCGCTTTGCATTCTCACTATAGATGAAGAAGAGTCGAGAGGATTTGAATATGCAAAAGGACCATATATTGGATTGCCATCGTAAGCATATCCTAATATTGGAGAGTGTGTTTTTGTAGTTGGTTCTACAAAGGTACTTGATAGATTATCACCAAGACCTACTCTTAAACGCCTTGGGTTTGCTACTGTACCGTAAATGTATTTTTTTGCCGTTGATTGTCTTGTGCTAAAAGTTTCAAACAAAGTTCCGTTGTTATCGTCAACAGATAACTTTGTTTTTGCAATTCTATTTTTTATCCATCTTTTAATATCAACTTCTACTGTAGAAGGGGTTGATCTTGCATCTTCAATAACTTGTACAACAACATTTTCTTGAGTATAAAATTTTCCCTCGGAAATCTTTTCAAAATCAATTAATTTACCATCTAATGATATGATTGCTTTATAATCTGCAAATTTACCTCTCCCAGATAGATCTGTAATTACAATTACTGGCGGAGAAGAATAATATTCACCTTGGTTATCAATTTGTAAACTAGTAATTTTTCCACTGGTTACAATTGCTCTTACAGCAGCGTTTCTTCCAGCGGTAACTGTAACTTGTGGAATACTAGTAAATGATTCTTGTGTTTCAATATTAATGTCCTGAAGAACCTCTCCTGCTAAAACAGAAGACGCTTTACCTGGTAAATTGTTAATTAACACATATGGAGGTTTTTTATACCCAGTTCCCTTTTTAATAATTGTGGCTTTTGTAATTTTACCAGAGGATACGTATTCTTCATCTCTGTACCCAAAAGCAAGTGTACCATTTACAAACACTCCAATATCTGAAGTTGTTGTTGGGTATACCTCTGTGGTTGTTGTTGGAACCTTTCTTATCAAACGCAGTATTTTTTCGTTTGATGGTATTCTTGTTTCGCTTGCTGTTAAAAATTGGTGAGATGGTAATCCAGAGGAACAAATATAATAGTATTGATCGTCTTCAAAAATTGCTGACACATCAGAAATGATGTCCGATATTGCAGATTGAATAATCGGATTTAGCGCCGCATTAGGAACAGCATTTGTCTCATTTATAATCCATCTAGTTGCATTTGTTGACTGATTTGTTATAATTGGATCTGCAGTTTCAAACCCAGGAGGAGTAAATTGTATTTTTTCTTCGTTAAGTGAGTATGGGGCAGGATTCTTTACATTTAAATTATAAATTATACCCAAAATTAAGAAATTTACGTTGTCACAAGATACTGTTGAGTAACTGTAAACTTTTGAACCAACCACATGTGTAGTTACTGCTGAGCGCCTTTCAATATAAAATTGATTTACACTCTTTTCATTAAATTGTATTACTTCATTGCCTACTAAAATTCTACCGAGGTTTTCCTTCCACCCCAAAGTAGAAAATACATTAATTTTTTTACCTATTCCATCAGAAGCAAGAATTTGTTTTTTTAAAACTGTTTTTGCGGCAACTTCAAATGTTCCGTTTACGCTGGCGGGATCAAGAATAATTTCGTAAATATCTTCACCATCTACTGTGCCTCTAAAAATGACATTATCAATGATTGCAGATGCATAAAGCATATTTGGTCTATTTTCATCAAGAGATTGAATTATTTTTTTGCCAATAATTTCAGTTGGAGTTCCAGATAAAACTTTTACCTTTAAAGAATAAGTTGTAATCCAATCTGCTGTTGAAGATTTTAATGTAAAATCTTTCGGATAATAAATTTCTGGAACGTCTTCTGCTTCTCTTGATATTAATGAATTAAAAATAAATTTGATTGATTTATCAGTTCCCTTAGAACTATAAAAATCTCCAATATTTTTAATTATAGTTCTTTTATCTATCTGACCCTTTAAATATTTTTCTGGAAATGTATTTAGATATTGTGATTCAAAATTTTTGACAAATGCATACAAAAATAAATTACTAACATTGTAAACAAGTTTTGCGTTTTCATGAGGCGCAGCGGCAGTTGTTACAAACTCTGTTGAGTCATACAAATCACCTAAAGTTACGTTACCACTTACACCGCGAGAAACTTGATTAAATGATGTGGATGTTTTACTTTTATAAAAACAAATTTCATCATCAATTTTAATGTATCCATTCTTTTCTGGGAATGATGCTGTATCTTCAACATAAATTGTTGTATCCGAAGAAGATACATTTGATGTTAAAGAAGTATATTGAGTTAATAAATTTTCTTCATAATAATCAATATCTGCATATTTTGTAATGTTATTAATAATATCAAGAGGATTGCCTTGATTCTCTAGATGCTCGTAATATCTTTCTAAAAGTTTTGTAAAATTTTCATACTCTGTTGAAACAAATGCTGGAAGTTGTTCCTCAATAAGAGCAGAAATTTTTCTGGATACTTGAGCCATCTATATTACTCTTGAAGTGCAGTAAATTTACTATTTGTGATATCAACATCAAGATACATCTCTCTTAATGCAACAATATCATTATATTTTGGTCTCACTCTAACTTCTATTTTATTATCAAAAAAACTACCCTTAATAATTGTTAGATCGTAAAGCATAATCTCGCCAGAATCATACTTAATATCGCCAACAAAATCATTGACAATTATTTTATCGCCAGTTAAAGAATCTAATCTATATAGGATGATTTTACCGCCTCTATCCTCCAAATATACTGTAAATGTTGGATATTCACTGACAACAAACCCAGTCGATGACATTACTGGAGATACGTCGCCATCATAATCAAACATATTATTAAAACACAACTCATAAAAATATGTAGAGTTGATTCCAGGATAAAAATCCTTACGCATCATAACCGTTGTGCGGTTAGAATTAATTGAACGATCGGCGTCATCTATTACACCAACCATTTTACTATATCTAAACTTACCACCAAACTTTTCAATGTCTGCTGTAGCAATATAGGATTCAACTCCAGTAATTACTTTTTTGCGAATAGTTTCTGGCGATGCCGTTGTTACTTTGCTATTATAAAAAATACCAGATGTTAATTCAATATACAAAATTGATGGGTTTACAATTTCTGGTATAACAGAACCAACAGAATATGATTTCAGAGAAGTAATGATTTTATTTTTTGTAAACAGAGATAAAGAAGCAGCATTCTCTGGTTTAATTGCAATTTTTACTTTGCCATATTCTGGTGGTTTTGCGTCCTCGCCACCAAATACAATAATGTCTGAAATTGCAGGATAAATGTTACGTACAATGGCAGCATAATCTGTTGCTGTTACTGCACGATTTTGTGTGCTATAAAACTTTGGCGCATTATATTT